TAGCGGCCTGAGCGCAACGAGCCGCAGATCGCGCTGGTGTCGGCGATCGGGCGCGGCGCGTTGATCGATTCCAGGCGCATCAGCGAGTCGCGCGCCTGCTGGTATAAGTTCGGGTCGACCTGCCGGGGGACGTTCGGCGCAAGCGGGAAATGCGTCACCAGCCGCACCGCCAGATTCAGCACCAGCGCGTCGTCGTAACCCGGCGGCACCAGGATCACATCGGTGACGGCGGAAACCTGCGATATCAGCCCCCATACGAAGAGCTCGAGCTCATATCCGGCCACCGGCTGCCCCCACAGATAGAGCGTCGAGACCGGATAGGCCCGGTCGTTGTAGAGCATCTCGGGAATGGCGTTCGGGATGTCCTGCGTGATGATCTTCGACCACTGCTGGTCGGTCGCCACAAACAGAGGCCGCCGCGTGGGCGTGGAGCCGAAGATGATCACGTTGGCGGCTTCAATCGCCTGAGGACGGGGCACGTCGAAGTCGGCGGTCACGAGGCCTGCAGGATCCTGGCCGATGGTGTAGGTCTTCGCGCCGGTCAGCGGGAAGATGTAGTTGGTGCGCGAGTAGATGAAGAGGCGGTCGCAGTTGAGCGAACCGATTAGCCGGTTGAGTTCGTCGATGGCGTCCTGAAACTGCGCGGGCGAGGGCGTGCGCTGTGGGCCGAGTGTGACGCCCGCCTTGCGCAGGGCCGGATAGAGGATGCCGGTCCCCACGTAGGTCGGATTGACACCGCCGCCCGCGCCGGTGCCGCCGCCCCAAAGGCCGCCGCCGGGAAGTGTTCCCCCAGGTAGACTCATAAAACCTCTATTGATCTGTTTGGGTAAATCGTGATGAGCGGCGCTGATCGCCGCTCGGTGTAGGTAGGTTTATTTATTCGTTAACGCTGCCAGTAGACGCCCATACGATGCGCCTCAAGGTCGCGCATGTTGGCGGCGAAAATGTCGGCATTAAACATCCACCGCGGTCCGAATTCCTCAGCTAGTTTGCCGATCGGCACACCCTGCTGCACCGCCGCTTCCAGCCGCTTCCCGTCGGCGGCGCGCCCTGCAAGGTCCCCGATCTCCTGTTGCGAGTTGGGCCAGTAAAGCACGCTCAGAGAGAGCAGCAGCGACATACGCACGAACGTGCGGAACGACGGGGAGGCGAACCGGTCCACGATCATCACCGCGATAATCAAAAACGGTGCCATCAGCAGGGCATAGCGCACCGCGAATCCGGCCCCCGGTCCGAGGATCGTGCGGCCCATTCCGACGCCGAATCCGAGGCCAATGATCCCCGCCAGCGCGAGGCCGAGCCCTGCCGCGGAGAACCGCTCCTCTCGGTTCGCCCGCAGCAGCAGCCCCAGGCACAACGCGAACAGGAGCAGGACCGCAATCCCGGAATAGGGCCACAGCACCCGAGAAAACGGGCCGATCGCCTGCGAACACACCTTGAGGCCTTCGGTGAGGCCCTGGCTGAAGACGAAGGGACGCGGCGGGACTGGGATGGCAGGAACCAGCCCCACAAAATAGAAAGCCGTGTAGGCGAGGGCCACGAGCGCGCACCCGAAACTGAACCACGCCTGCCGGATGCGTCCCGCCGTGCGGGCGGCGATTCCGCCCCAGACCAGCATGGGCAACAGCGCCAGCCCTACCGGCAGCCCGTTGGCCCCGCAGAGGAGCATCCCTAGGACCGCAGCGGCGATCAAACCGTAGCGCCGTTCCTCGCCCCTTCCGCGCAACGCGAACCCCGCAGCACAGAGCGAGAGCAGGCACGTCGGCACGATAAATCCGAGTTGATTCGGCCATGTGGTGTTGGCCCAGTGCCCCAGGTTCAGCAGGGTCAGCGGCACGATCACGTCCGTATATTGAGTCCGGCCATTCAACCGGCGCAGCGCGAGCATGATGATTCCCGAGGTGGCGATCAGCATGCCGATATTCGCCGCGTTCATCAGCCGCTGGTCGAGACTGAAGGCGCGGGCCTCAAATAGGTAGATCATCCGAATCAGCGGGATTCTGTGCTCGTTCGCCTGCGACCAAAGCCAGTGGAGCGTCACCGGCTGTGATCCGGTCACGAAGTGGATGTAGCCGGATTCGTCCCAATACGGCACCGGGTAGGAGTAGCGGATGGCGAAAAGCAAATGGCCGAGCGAGAGCGCCAGGAAGACGGCGCCGACAAATACATGCGTCCATTTGTTCTCGGTTTGCAGATGGTTTCATTATAAGCGCTAATTGCATGTCCAAATGGTCCCGTTGCTGGTCGCCATGTGGCCCGATCCCCCGGTCACGCAGGTGCCCGCCGTGGTGCAATCGTTGCAATATCGCTGCGCGCCGGTTCCCGCCGTAGTGGCCGACCCCAGATTCGCCGCGGTGAAGGTCACCGCAGCCGCACCGGGATTATTGGTGATGACCGAGGTGACGTCCCAGGTGTTCTGAAACAGCGTAGGGACGCCGGTATTGCCGGTGATGGTGTTGCCCGTGATGTAGCCGTTGCTCACCAGACCGGCCTGGAACCAGATCCCACGCTGTTGCGTCGGCGTCGCGGTGGTATCGCCAATAAACGAGTTCACGATCGTGATGACGTTGACCGGCGGCCCACTGGTGCCGTTCACCGCGAGAATCCCGTAACGGGCCGCGTGGTCGATGGTCACGCCGCTGATCGTTACGTTCTGGACTACCTTGCCGCCCGCGATGAGCCCGGTGGAACCGATGGAGATGGCATCGTTACCGCACCCGGTCAGGCTCGCTCCGATGATGGAGACTTTATTGACGTACTCGGAAAGGACGACGCAGTCCAGCGACATGGTGTCGGCGTGCAGGCCGATGATCTGGGTATCTAAAATGGGAGTACTGGCCCCGAATGCCGCGTTGTTTTGGCCGATCTCGATTGCGCTGGCCGAATGGGATGCAGACACCCCCAGCACCATATTGCCGACCGACTGCATCGAGGGAATGCTGGCGATGCCGACACAGTAGCGGTGGCCGGTGGCTCCCGTTGCGATGCACTGGTTGTTCCGGTAGGTAGAATTCGTGGCCCCCTCGATGGACATCGTGGGGGTCGACATCTGGCCCGCGCCCACATCGAAGACCGAATCCGCGATGATGCAGTGATCGCAGAGCGAGAGCACCGCAGGCGAGTCGCAGAAATTGACCGCATAAGATGAAATCACGCGGTTCCCTGTTCCCTCCAGGTAATAAGCTCCGCCGCCATTGGGGACCGTACAGCCTGGGATGCCGATGGAACTGGAATTGATGATCACATTATTGGCGTTGGCGCTCAGCGGCGCATGCCCGAGTAACTGAAACGTTACCCCGGTCCCGCCCGTGATCGGGTGGTTTTTGACCGTGACCGAATCGATCACGGCGTTGGTGACGTTATTGCCGATGACGTCGCCATAATAGATCCACGTCTGGTTTGCGCCGTTGGCGTCGATGGTGAGATCCTGCACTCGCTCATTGGAGCTCCCGCTCACCAGACAGACGATGCAGTAGGTGCCCGCGGGCCCACCGGCAATCTGCCAAGCGGGAGTGGCGGCCAGAGTGTTGTTAGGGACCTGCAAAATCGTGGCCCCGGTACCGTTTCCCGTCAGCGTGACGTTGCTGGGAACCTGAATGGCAGCCCGCAAGGGAAGAGTGCCGGATGGAATCAAGACGGTGCCGCCCGCCGCTTTTACTGACTGGATGGCTTCCGGAATTCCGCCGGAACCGCTCTGAATCGTCCATGCGCCGCTATGCGTGTTGGCGCAGTTGATGATGATCGTTCCCGATGCGCTGCCGCTGGTTCCCGCGCCGCCCGTGATCAGGCAGGCTTCCGCCGCGCCCGTGCCACCGGAGACATAGAGCCGATGGTTGGTATCGGTTCCGTTCACACCGGGCGGCACCGGGTTCATGGTCAGCGTGTTGTTACCGGCAATCAGATTCATTCCGCTGGGCCCACCGGGCGAACAGGCAGCCGAAGAGTTGCAGGAGTAAGGAGCAAAATTGAAGGTCGCCGAGTTCACCACGGGCGAGACGCCGATATTCATGAGATTCGGGCCCAGCGCGGTCTGGACGGCGATGACCGCATCTTTGAGCGTCTTGTGATGCGCGCTATTGATCAAAATCGAAACCAACCGGCCCGCCGTATGCGAGCGCGGCGAGGTCCCGGCGAATCCGCGCGTGACCGTCAGGATGTTGCCCGCTACCGCGGTAACGAACATGTGTTCCCACGCCGTGCACTTGCCGGTGTTGGTGGCGGTGTCGCAGATGGTCGCGATCATGTTGGGCGCGAAACCGGCGGCGCTTGCGACGACGACGGCAGTATCGGTGGTAGACATCGCAGCGTTCAGCGATGTTTGCACGTTGTCGGCGACAACGAACAGGCTGCTGTCGCTGTCGAGCGCACCCGGGTAACGGGTGGTCTGACCGAAGGCTAATCCCGCCGCAAATAAAATCGGAATGATCAGTTTCATGAACCGGTCCCTTCGTTCTGGTCGGTTTCCTTGGGCTGTGGTTTGGTGTCGCGGAACGCCCAGCCCGCGAATCCGCCTGATAACGTCAACAACCCGCCGAGAATGATGTCCAGACCGAAACTGGTCTCGGCCTTGATGTGGCCGATGGCGATGATGGCGGCCAGGGCGGCCAGAACCAGCAGGATCATAAAGCCGAAGAGCAGCTTGACAAACGGCATCCATCCGGGGTCAGGGGCGGCCATCATTCTCCTCAGCCAGTCGAAGCCAAAGCCCTTCACGCCGTCCCCAGCGCTGCCGGACCCGGGCCCGCCGCGGGCGGCGCTAGGGACTTCATGTGATTGCTCGCGTTCAACTGCACCAGAGATGCCTTGAAATTCTGGGCATTGGCCATCACCACCTGATCGAGCGGACGCCCGTATTCCGGCGCTAGGTTGACCGCCAGATTCCAGCGCAGCCCCGCCTCATAGCCATCGGGCAGCGTGATGGTGTCGGTGAGGCTCGCAAACTGCGTCATCACCGCGTAAATCCACATCTCGAGGCTTCCGCTGAGCCGCGGCGTCGGCCAGATATACACCGTGGAATTCGGGAACAGGTAGTCGCAGTACAGCTTGCGGATGAAGATCGACTGCATGGCTTTTTCGGGCACGGGAATCGCTTCCCACCCCGCCGCATCGACGATCTCGAGGGCGCTGTCGACGCCGTTAATCGAGGTGCTGGCGGCGTCGATCTTCACGGGCCGCTGCGGCAGGGCCAGGGAATTAGAAAAGCCGATGCTGGCCACCATCCGCTGCCGCCCCACCAGTGACGCGCCTTCCGTATTCCAGGAGGCGAGCATCTGATTCAGCGAGACGAAGGCGTCGTCGAGCTCGTCGGTTTCCAGGATCTCGCCCGCCGCGATCGCCCCGATGAGGCGCATCGAGGAATGGATCAGGTCGCTAACCGATGTGGGCATGGCTCACGCTTTCTTGTGGTGGCTGCGTTTGACGGGCGGCGGTTTTTCCACCACCGCCTTGACTGCCGGGGCCGGATAGATGCGACTCCATTCCGGCCCCAGCTGGTTCTCTTCGTACTCGGAGTGAACCGTCACCGGGTCATGCGCGTGATGAAACATCATGCGCGGGTAGTCGTTGTTCACGGCGTCCCGGCCTGGGTCACCGCAAAGGTCTTGCCGTTGACGTACAGGTTGGCGGTGCGCTCGGCAGGGTCACCGTTGACAGCGACTGCGAAGTTGACCACCCCGTCGTCTTCCTGTGGCGTGGTCGGGGCGATCACCGTCAACCAGTCGGCGGCGGCGTCCTTATCGACCGTCCAGGTGCCCGAGATCCCGGGCCCGTCGACGGTGACCTGGAACGAGCTATTTCCCCCGGCGGCGGTGAAGGATTGGCTGGTGGGTTGGAGCGTCACCGGGGGCACATCAGGCGGCGGCGGCGCGGCGTTGCGCAACTCGGTCACGGCCTCGGCGACGTCGCTGAAGTCGCGCCACTGCGGCCCGAGCGCCTTTTGCTCGCTCGGGCCGTTGACCATCTGTGGCGGGACGTTGACGTTGTAGAGCAGCTTGGGATATTTCCAAGGCTCGGTAGCTAGATTGGCGCTGACTTCGGGCATGGTCATAGCTCCTTTACTGAACGACCTGACAGCCCCACTCGGGACGCGGCGCGGCCCAGCCATAGAGCGCGTCGCAGCGGGTCACAAACAGGTCGTTGATGATGTCGTACTGGCTGATCATGCGCAGCGCGCAGCCGGTATCGGGATCCTGCTGGTTGGCCCCGAATTGGATGTTGCGCGGCACCTCGAGCGGGGCCATGCCGAGGACGTAGGCATCCTTGTGGAAAGCGATGCCGGTCTGCGACAGCTGGCCGGTGGTTCCCGAGATGATAGTCAGAGGCGCGCCCGCCGCAGGCGAGGCCGAGACGGTCTGCCCGGGCATGGTGGTGACGATCGGCGGATAGATGGAGATGGACGCCGCGCCGGTCGCGTCGCTGGTGACGTTGGCGGTAACCACGAACTGC